TCCTGATGCGCGCGCATTGCTGCGACCATGGCCTGCGCGCCAAAGACCGATCCGCCGGGGCTGTTGACCCGGATCGTCACCGGGCCGTTGGTCGCGGCCAGGGCGGCCATGAACTGCCGGGGCGAGACGCCGCCGAACCACGCCGCCTCTTCGTCATCCGACGCGATCACGTCATAAAGCCAGATCGTGCCAGCCTCGGCCCGGAACTCGCCCGCGCCCTTGTTGGCAAGGCGCATCTTCATCTGCAGGTTCATGGCTGCGGCTCCTGTGGTGTCGGGTCTGCCGGCACTGATGTTGCGTTCGGGTCGGCGACAGTGCCGCTGATCTTGCGCGGCAGGCGCAGCATCTGGCGGCCCTCTTCGACCGACATGATCGACGGCTCACCGGCGCGCCCCACGGCCTGCCGGATCGCGGCCATCATCACGCCAAGGTCGGCGCGTTCCAGCTCGGCGGTGTCGAACTCTGCCACGCGGCTTGCGGTGCGAAAAAACTTCCGGTTGATCTCGTTCTGAAAGGCGTTCAGGTGGTCGCGCAGGGCAAAGCGGACAAACCCCGCGCCCATCGCCGCAACACCCGTGCCCCAGCTCGAAGTCTTCTCGGTATGGCCGATCATGAAGGGCGGCACACCGAAGACCCGGCACACTTCCTCGACCTGAAACTTCCGCGTTTCCAGCAACTGCATGTCTTCAAGCGGCATGGTCAGCGTCTGGATCTTCAATCCGCCTTCCAGGATCATGGGCTTGCCGCTGTTGGCCGGGCCAGTGTGCTGGGCAACGCTGTCCTGCAGCCGGTTGAACTGGTCGTCCGTCAGTTTGCCGTCGGTCGCCAAGGCATAGTCCGGGCGGCCAAGGTTCTTCAGGAAGCTGGACGAAAAGTCCTGCGCGTTGATTGCCAGCGTCCCTGACGTGGCCAGCGCATTCCGCAGCGCCGACATGCCGCGCAGACCGTTGAACCCGAAGCCAGCGACGTGCAGCATGTCGTCCTGGTCGATGACGCGGATCTGCGCCGCAGCGCCCTTGGGCGTCACGATGGTCGGGTCCGGCTGCACCCGGTAGACCAGGCGCATTCCATCCTGCGACACGATGGGTTCAACCCTCAGCGGATGGATCGGCATCAGCGCCTTGATCGTGCCGCCGGTGCCGCGCACGATTTCTGCGAACCCGTCACCATGCAAGAGCTTGGACTGCACCAGATAGGACCAGCCCGCCGAAGCCGCCCACCGGGGCGCGAACTCTTCGTTCAGCACCCACCACAGCTCTGCGGTCATGTCCCGGCTCAGATCGCCGTCCTGCGCGCGCCGATAGATGTGCATCGGCATCGAGGCGATTGCCCCGGCGATCAACTGGACGCAGGCGTGAACCGCCGTGACGCGCATGGCCGAACTTTCCGAGGGCGATCCGGTATTGCCGCCCAAGGCTTCCCAAACGCCGTCGCCGAACTTGATTTCCGACGAACTGATGTCGGCGCGTGGGCCGAACAGCTTTTCGCGAATAGTGCCAAGAATGCTCACAGGAAACGAATCCCAGGTTCAGCGGCATTGGCCGCCATCGGATTCCGGCTCATCAGCATGAAGGCGTTGAACATGGCGATCAGGGGGTCGATCTTTGCCTTGCCCGCCGTCTCTTTCGTGATCAACACGGCGTTTCCTTTCTGTTCAGCCTTCGCGTTTCCAATGCACCAGGCCATCAGGCGCTGGCCGCCGTGGCGGAATGTCCCGTCCATCAGCTTGCGTTCCATGCCCCAGATCGCGGCTGACAGCCGATAGCCCTGCGCCACCGCCACCATTTGCCCCGGCTCGACCCCGATCCCGGCCAGCGCATCGACCAGCGCCGTGACGCCCGCCGCATCAAGGCCGACCGCCGCTTCCTCGGGCAGAAGGCCCGCATCAAGCAGGGCGCCGACGATCTCGCACATCTCGTCATGGTCCTGCGTCGGCAGGTCGCAAAAGGTCAGGTCGCCGTCGGCGGCAAAGTCTTCCAGCGCCGGCACGATCTCCTTGCGTCGCTCGCGCACCGTCTTGTGCGCCCAGGCATGGCCCCAGCCCAGCAGGTGCCGGTTGCCCCGTTCCCGCCCGATGACGTAAAGCCCGCCCAGGTCGTCGGCGCCGCCGCCGTCGATCCCGACCACCGCCACCTCGCAGCGCGCGATGATCTCGATCAGGCCGGTCACGGTTTCATCGACAGCGCCGGGCCAGAAGTCGGCCCCGACCCAGGTCCAGTCCCCCTGCGCCTGGCCGATCTCGACGTTGAAGTGCTGCGAGGCCAGCAGGTTCAGCGCGTCCGGCCCTTTCGCTTCAGCCGCGATCAGCTCTTCCATCAGAAAGTCCGCGCTGACCGACCGCCCGATGTTCGGGTTCACCAGCGGCCAGACCGTTGGGTTCTTCCAGCCGCCATCCCGTGCCATGTCGGGCGGCAGCTCATACAGGATCGGCAGCAGTGGCAGGTTCAGCTTGCCGTCGCGCACCGCCCGCGCCTTCACCAGCTCGGCCGCAAAGACGCCCTGCGGCGGCTTCTTCGACTGGGTCGTGATCTGCATCAGGAACCCGGTGTTGTCCGGGTGCGAGATGCCGCCGCGCAGTTCGACGAACACGTCACTGGCTGACGGCTTGGTTGCAAAGACGTGCGTCTCGTCGATCAGCACGCAGCTGGCCTTGGACCCGGTCACCACGTCGGTGTCGGCAGCCTTGACCACCATCTCCGAAGGGCACTCCGGGTTCAGGTGCTTGATCTTCTTTTCCGAAGCATGAACCGAGAACAGGTCCGACAGCGCCACGCCCGACTTCATCACCGTCAGCTTGACGATGCCCGAGGCCTGCTTGAACGACCGCTGCGCCACCTGGATCGTCGGGGCGATCAGCAGCAGCTCGGCGTCTGGCCGTTCGTTCAGGATCTGCGCCGTCACCATGATCGCGGCGGCCAGGCTTGTCTTGCCGTTCTTCTTCGGGATCATCAGGAAGTATTCCCTGATCATCCGCGCCTGCGTCTCGGCATCAAAGGCGCCGAAGATGGCGCGCACGATGTCAAAGACCCAGTCTTCACAGACCTCGCCATGCGTCGGGCGGCCCTTGATGTCCGGCACCCGCAGCTGCTTGAAGATCCGCAGCGCCTTGTCCGCGCGCGTCAGGTCCAGCGGCAGGTCCGGGATCAGCGACTGGCGGTTGCGGATGCGATCCTGCCAGTCCGGCAGTGCCGTCACCCAGGCCGTCGCCCGCCCCCGGTCGTCCAGCATCAGTGCGCCTTCTGGCCCCGGCCCGGCTGCAGGTCAGGGTCCAGCACCAGCGCAGCCTGCGCCGCATCGGTGGCCAGGCCCTTCTTGCCGACATAGCCGGTCCGCTTCGTCGGCTCCGGCGCAATCTCGTCTTCGTCTTCGTCGTCCCGCACCAGGCGCGACTTTGTCATCCGGTCGTTCTGTTCAAGGAAGCGGTCGAAGGCCTTCATCGCGCCCACGTTCCCCTTCTCGACCTGCTGCCACAGCAGCTCGGCCCGCCGGGCGTCCAGGGCATCACGGGCAATGGCCCGGACTTTCAGAACTGAAAGATAATGCCGCCGCAGCGTTGGCTGGGTGATGTTCAGCGCATTGGCGATCCGCTCATTCGACCAGCCGAACGCCAGCAACATCTTGACCTTGTTGACATTTTCCGGCGACGGCACATGCGGCGGACGCCCGCGCATACCTTTCCAGGGCATGGCCGGCCACCCGAACAGGCAAGGCTGGTCCGAAATTTCCCCGTCCCCCAAAAAAAATCCTCCGAATGGCTACCCACGCCGGTCCCGGTGGTGGGGGTTTGTGGACTTTCGACCACCCCCCCTATCGCTGGCCCGCGCGTTCTTCGCGTTGCTTGGCGCTGTCGTGACAGGTCTTGCACAGGCACCAGATGTTGCCGGCGTCCCAGAACAGCCCTTCATCCCCGCGATGTGGCACCTTGTGGTCGGCCACCAGCTGAGAGGTCTGTGCCTCAAGCTTGCCGCACATCGGCATCTGGCAGGTGAAGAGATCGCGGGCCAGCACCTGCCACCGCAAACGCCGCCACTTCTGCGTCTTGTACCAGGCGCGATACTCATGCTGCCGGTCACGCGCCCGGCTGACGGCTGCCTTGTCGTCGTTCAGGAAGGCGATCTTTGGCTTGAGCGAGGGCAGCGGGCCGCGCACCTGTGTGAGCTTCACCCGCCGCTTCCCCCGCCCGGAACGCACAACGCCCGCGAGGAGGTGGCTCCTGCGGGCGTGGCTCTAGATTATGTCGAAGACGATGCCTTTCGCGGGGATAAGCGTCAAGCCCCTATCTTGTGCCCTCGATCATGATCACCCACGCCATCATGTGCTGGTCTCGAAGCGCACTAGCGCTCCAACCCCGCCGCCGTGCAGTCAGACGCATCTCTTCGGGATAGTCGGCCGC